GGTGGAATAATTCAAATAAAACAAACAGTTAAAACAAGTTTCTTTTCAACAACCACCACTGGTAATACTATTGATGTTACTGGTGTTACTGTTGACATTACTCCAACATCTAGTTCGAGCAAAATATTTGTTATGTGTTCTGGATATTATGGTAATGGTAATGATGATTCTTTTGCACATTTACGACTAGCAAGAGTACTTGGTGGTGTTGAAGAAATGCATCTTAGCAGAGGAGATCAACGTAGTAATGAAACTAGAGCGACCATGGGTGCAGCCTTAAGACAGGGTGGTGGTTCAAGTAGTAATATTGCTAGACATTTTAGTTGTCATTTTCTTGATAGTCCTAACACTACAAACGCAGTTACATATAAGTTAATGATGCTTGTGACACAGGGCACTCCTGCTGCTATTGGAGGTTCAACTGGTAACAATGATAGTAATAGAGGATCTTACCCAACTTATATAACAGCAATGGAGGTGTCAGCATGATTACTTCCGTGTATAATCTAATTAAAAACTGACGATGAATTACGATCACGAAGCCATTTATAAAGCATACGCTGGAACAGTAGTTACTGTTGATGATGGTGCTGGTGCTTTTGATGCAAGCGGTAATTCTGTAACCCTTGATCAAACAAAAATAGACGCTGCACGAGCTACTTTAGATGCTGAAGCTGCTGCAACTTTATACCAACGTCAAAGAACAGGAGAAGCTGGTACTACAGATACAATTTATGCTTCCATAGGCGATCAATTAGATATGCAATACAAAGATTCTATTAATGGTACGACTACCTGGAAAGATCATATTGCTGCTGTAAAAGCTAAATATCCAAAACCATGAGCACATTAAAAGTTAATACTATTACTAATGTTTCTGGTAATAACGATATTACTGGTGTTGGTAAAATTCTTCAAGCGAAATGCACACCTTCCAATTCACTGGCACAAGCCACTACTTCGGGAGATACTTACATTGACGTAACAGGACTAGATCTTACTTTTACTCCACTTTTTGCAAGTTCAACGATAATTTTGGTTACAAGTTTTCATGGAGGCACAGGTGGAGGAAATATAAATTTTTCTGTACGTTTAACTTTTAATCATTCTGGAATAAGTCAACAGGCTGTAGATTCAAATCAAGATGGATATTCTATGGCTTGTCATAACACCTCGGTTGATGGATTCAATACAATGTGTTACACCCATACTCCAAATACAACGAATGAAATTACATATAGATTTCAATTTAGATCAGTTTCGGCACAAGGAACTGTTGGTTTTAATAAAAAAGTATCAAAAATTATCGCATATGAGGTGGCAGCATGAGTCAACTTAAAGTCAATTCAATTGTTCCAGCAGGAGGTTTGCCTACTGGTGCTAATGGTGGAATTATTCAAGTAGTTTCTACTGTTTTGACAAGTGCTGCTTCTTTTAACGTAGGTAATGGTGCAACTGACAATCTTACTGGTTTAAGTGCAACAATAACACCTTCCTCAAATTCAAATAAAATTTTAATAATTTACCATATTCAATATGACACTTCAGTTTCAAACGGAAAAGGTGGTTTTAGAATAAAGAGAGGTAGTACGTTTATTGGTGATGGTGATTCTGATGGTGGACCGAGATATGAATGTAATGCAGGTTTTAGTGCAAACGCAGACCAAGATCAAAGTATGATGTGTAGTTCAAATAGCTTTCTTGATTCGCCAGCTACAACAAGTGCAACAACATACCAAATGTGTATGCTCGGAGGTGGAGCAACTTTAGATGTTTTTATAAACAGGTCAAGATTTGATGGCAGTGATTCTGATGATCCTAGAGTTGCATCAAGTCTTATTTTAATGGAGGTATCAGTTTAATGGAATACGATCATAATGCTATTCGTAAAGCATACCCAAATTGCAAGTCAATTATTAATTCAATGGGTGTCTTTGATGCAAATGGCAACTCTATATCTTTAGACCAAAGTAAGATAGATGCTGCAAGAGCAACACTAGATGCTGAGGCTGCTGCTGTTAAGTACAAAACTGACAGAACAACTAATGGCTCCACTGTTTATGGTTCTATTGGAGATCAACTTGATATGTTATACAAAGATATTGTTGCTGGTAAATTAGATACAACTGGAACGTGGGCTACCCACATCAAAGCAGTTAAAGACGCAAATCCAAAACCTAGTTAAATGGCAATTATTCCAGGAAAAAAGAATTTTACTGTTGATAGAAGGGCAGACTTTCCTATTAAATTAACATTCAAAGATTCAACTGGATCGGCAATAAATTTAACTGGATATACTGTAGCTGCACAAGTTTACGATGAATCACGTTCCACAAAATATGCAGATTGGGCTATAACTTACACAGATAGAGCTAATGGAATTATTGACATGAATTTATCTGATACTGATACTGCAAACTTTACTCCAGAAATTTTATTTTATGACGTATTGTTAACAGAACCAGGAGGTAGCAAAAACTATTATTTAGAGGGTAAACTATTTATAAGTGAGGGTTACACAGCATGAGCAGTCCTAATCGAGTTACCGTCAGTCAAGTTTCTGATGTTGTAACAGTAGAATTGACTACGGCTGGGCCTCAAGGTCCTGCTGCTGCTGGCTTTACCTTTGATGGATCTGGTAAGGTAAATGATTCTATTGTTTACTATGACTCAAGTTCTGATACATTTAAGGCAGACAACACTACTACCAAACTTACACTCGTTGATGGAGGAAACTTCTGATGGCTAACACGATTAGAATTAAAAGATCTACAGGATCATCTGCACCAGGCAGTTTAGAAAATGCTGAGTTAGCCTTTGCCGAAGGCAGTAAAAAACTCTTTATCGGTATTGGAACGGGTGGATCTGGGGGATCAGCTACAACTATTGAAGCGATTGGTGGTTCTGGTAGTTTTGCTGACTTATTTACGAGTAGAACACAAAATACATTTTTAGCTGCACCAAATGGTAGTAATGGTGCTGCAACATTTAGGGCAATGGTAGCCGCAGACGTTCCTTCGCTAACTGCTTCTAAAATCTCAAATTTCGATACCCAAACTAGAACAAATAGATTAGATCAAATGGCTGCACCAACTGGTTCAGTTTCATTAAATAGTCAGACAATTACAAACTTAGCTGATCCTGTAAATGCAAGTGATGCAGCTACAAAATCTTTTGTTGAGGCTACTTCTCAAGGATTAGACGTTAAAGATTCTTGTGTGGCAGCTACTACAGCAAACATCACAATATCTACTGCTCTAAATAATGGAGACACTTTAGATGGTGTAACTCTTTCAACTAATGATCGTGTTCTTGTAAAAGATCAATCAACTGCTTCAGAAAACGGTATTTACGTTGTTGGATCGTCACCAGCCAGGGCAGATGATTTAGCTGCTGGTGCTGACGCTGCTGGATTCTTTACCTTTGTTGAACAGGGAACTGTTAATGCTGATAATGGATTTGTTTGTACATCAAACAAAGGATCTGCTGTTGTTGGTACAAATAATCTTACTATTGCTCAATTTTCTGGTGCTGGTCAGGTAACAGCAGGAGATGGTTTAGACAAGTCTGGTAATACACTATCTGTTGATCTTAAAGCCAATGGTGGACTTGTTATTGAATCTACTGAAATTGCTATTGATCTTGCTGCTAGTTCTATAACAGGAACTTTACCTGTAAGTAAATTAACAAGCGTTACTTCTACTGCATCAGAATTGAACGTGTTGGATGGGATTACCTCAACCACAACAGAATTAAATCTAATGGATGGTGGAACTTCAGCTACATCAACGACTCTTGCAGCAGCAGACAGGTTTGTTTGCAACGATGCCGGAACTATGAAACAAGTTGCATTGTCTGACTTAGTTACATTTTTAGAAGATGAAAGTGCATCCAGCTTCAACATAGATGGTGGATCTTATTAAATCTAGCTATTAGGAGGCAAGGCTAATGGCTAATACAATCAAATTTAAAAGAGGTTCTGGTAGCGATCCAGGTACATCTGATCTTTCTGTTGGCGAATTAGCCATAAGAACTGATACAGCTAAATTATTTACAAAAAATGACGCTGGATCTGTTGTCGAAGTAAGTGGTGGTGTAGATGACGGAGATAAGGGAGATATTACAGTATCAAGTTCTGGTGCTGTTTTTACTATTGATAATGGGGTTGTAAATAATGCAAAAGTAGCTTCAGACGCTTCTATAGCTTTGTCAAAGCTAGAAGTTATTACATCAAACAGAATTGTTGGAAATGATAGCGGAAACGCAGTTCCAAAAGAACTTACAGCAGCCGAAGTTCGTACAATAATTAACGTAGAAGATGGAGCTACTAATAATGGCAGTGGAAATGCAATAACTGATGGAGACAAGGGAGATATTACTGTATCAAGCAGTGGTGGAACTTTTACGATAGATAATGACGTAGTGACCACAGCAAAAATGATTAACTTCCCAACTCAAACTATTCTAGGAAGAGAAACTGCTGGTACTGGTAATGCAACAACTTTAAATGCTTCACAAGTAAGAAGTATTCTAAATGTAGAAGACGGAGCTACTGCCGATCAAACAGCTTCTGACATAAAAACATTACTACAATCTAGCAAACTTACTTCTAGTGAAATAGCTGATGATGCAATTGGAACCGATCAAATTGCAAGTGGTTCTATTACAAGTGCCAGAATAGCAGATGGGGCTATTGTCAATGCTGATGTAAACGCAAGTGCAGCGATAGCTGGAACAAAAATTAGCCCTGACTTTGGATCGCAAACTATAACTACAAGTGGTCATATAGACATACCAGATGATGCAAAAATAAAGATTGGTACAGGTGATGATTTACAGCTTTATCACAATGGTACGAACTCATTTATTGAAAATACAACAGGATATTTAAGGATTACTGGAACTTCAGGTCAAGTTTATATTCAAAGTAATGATGATGTTAGCATTACAGGTCATACTGCTGATGAAAATATGGCAATATTTCATAAGAACGGAGCAGTAGAATTATATTTCGATAATGGAAAGAAAGCAGAAACAGTTACAGGGGGTTTTACAGTTACAGGAACTTGCACGGCCACAGCATTTGCTGGCGATGGTTCATCTTTAACAGGCATATCGGCTGGAGCGACCGGAGGGGGAAGCGATGAAATTTTCTACGAGAATGGGCAAAATGTAACTACGAACTATACTATTACTAACGGCAAAAATGCTATGTCTGCTGGTCCTATTACAATAAACAGTGGTGTTACTGTTACTGTAGGAGCAGGAGAAACTCTTACTATCGTTTGATTTATGAAAGCTATTATTGAAAAACAGTTAGTTCAATGGAAAGAAGAACTAGCAAAACACGTTGAG